GGAGTTCCAGTTGCCGGAGTTACAGTTGCCGGAGTTCCAGTTGCCGGAGTTACAGAGACTGCTTATTTCATCGGCAGTTAATTCACGCAGAATTTTAAGTTTGCGACCGACGCTCTTATTTCCTTGCGTCTGTACTGCGCCAGTGACGCTAACTTCACAGATACAGCAAGGCTTACTGTAATAATCGTAAACGTCAACGCACTTCTTGCAGAAATGGTAGCCATTCTCGCATATCTTGATTTCGCCCTCGACTGTGTAGGTCTTTCCAACCTCATAAACGGTATCGTCGCCGTGTAGTGTCGTCATATTCGGCAGAAATGCTTTATAGCCTTTCATTGTTACCATCTCCAAGAAGTCCGTAGATACGCTGTGGCAGCTGACCTTGGTAAGCGTCTGCTACCTTGTCAGCGTCAACTCGAAGCGTGGTACCAAGCCAGGACTCAGCAACTTCACGCTTAACCATCTCGCAACCACCGGGCAGCTCACCGTCTTGCGTTGCACACTCCAGTACTTTGTCTGGGTAGAGGGTGATAAGGCGTGTAAGTGTGTCAATACCAGAATCGCTCGTCATGATCCAGTCAACGAACTCAGCAACACTTTTCACTTGTGGTACAACCTCAACCTTTGGCTTTGAGAGTCGAGCGGACACCGTGCCAACTTTCTTGCCGTTCACTTTAAGGTCAAGCTTGGAAACTCCCATTTGCACGTAGAGGTTCTTGAGCTCGTCATCAAGCTGTGTACGCAGGTTGTCTGTTGCATGTGCGTCAAGGTGCTCCTTGACCTTCTTCTGGAGTGCCGTCAAGAATGCAACTCTCTCAACTAACAACTCACGTTCTTCTTTGTTCATATCAAATCCTTTCTTAGCTGACTGAATCAGCAAGCCATCTATCCATCTCATCGCAGGTAATCATGTAGCCCCGCTCTTGTCCAGCTGGCTTGATAAACTTGAGTGCTCCTGCCTTATGCTCTGCTCTGAGCATTGAGCCTGGAATACCAGAGTATTTAGAGGTTTGAGCAATCGTGTAAGCAAGCTGTGGTGGAAGTCCCGCAAGCACTGCTGCGTTGAGTGAGCGAGAGCCGTTCACGGTTCCCGTCTTCTCTGCAAGCTCTCTTTGCGCTTCAGCAGAAGCAATCATGAACTTCTCAAAGAGCTTTGCGAGCACGCTCACGTCTGCGGTAATTTCTTTCTGCTTCGTTGATGTCATCAATCCACCTCCAAACAGGAATAGTGATTGCTATATAGGGGAGAAGTCCAACAATGCCACAGACTGAAAACGTGGCATAAATAAGAGCAAATAAGATGCCTGTCATAACTGAGCAAACATAAGCTCCAACGGCAATCTTCTTGATTTGAAGCGGTATACTCTTCATATGTTCACCTCCGCGGAGAACAGAGCCCTTACGCTATGCGACAGCGTGAGGGCAAACTTTTTAGATTGGGTTTGCATAGCAACAAAGCGTCTATGCCCGCTCTTCACGCTTAGCGTGGCGGACTGTAAGGTCCTACATGGTTATCACTACGACCATGCAACGTTATCTGGATACCATTAGCCATTCACTTTATTGCGACAGGTACTCACCAACTCAAGAAGCTGAGCAAGTGTTGTTGCTTTCCCTGTAACGATTTACGTCTATACGGTTTGCAAGGTACATAAAAAGAAGGATGGAAAATACCTATTTAACGTTAGTTAAACTAGCATTTCGACCGAAAAAAATACTCTCGTAACTACGGCTTAAAACAGCGCAGATACGTCTAGCTTGCAAAACGGTTGCAATGGCTGGATTTTCTTCAATTTTCTTGTATGTTTGACGAGAAATACCCAGTTCATCAGCCATTTCCTGCATAGTAATACCAGCAGCTTTGCGGGCTTCAAAAAGTGATTCATTTCGTCTCATGCTTAACACCTCCTCTCCAAGGCGTTTAATTTGGTTGTTTAGTATGCTAGATAAACTAGCATTGTATGTCAAGAGATTTTAACGTAAAATGTAAAAAATAATTAACGTCAGGAGGAAACCTCATGGCTATCAGGGAAAACATTATTAAGCTTCGCGAGATGAACCAGATTACCCAGGAGCAACTGGCTGAGATTGCGGGTGTCTCAAGAGGTGCTGTCTCTCAGTGGGAGGGTGGATTCTCTGAGCCACGTATGGGTGCAATCCAACGCATGGCTGACTACTTCAATATCTCCAAGAGCAACATTATTGAAGACGGCGGAATGAACGCTTGCTACCGCTCAAGTATTCCAGGAGTCATGAAGGTAAGAGGATACGAGGAGACATACATTCCTCTTTTGTCCTTTGGCAAGGTCCATGCTGGTTCTTTGACTGATGAAGAAGCAGCTGAGAAGACAATCAATATCCCCTCTAATGTAGCCAACAATCATCCCAATGCCTTTGCTCTCGAGGTTGAGGGGAGCTGCATGAACCACGTTATCCCTGAGGGTGCTCACATCTTAGTAGACCCGGATGTGTATCCCTCTAATGGATCTATTGTCGTTGCTGAGACTGAAGACTACCAAGCAATCATGAGACGTTGGTACAAAGGTAGCAAGAGTCTTATGCTCGTGGCTGACAGTTATGAGGAGTTCGAGGACATCATCTTTACTGACGACGAGCATCCAATCAAGGTTGTTGGTGTTGTTATTTGGTATCAAGCAGCAGAAGAAATGGGATAGGAGACTACAATGAAACTGTTTGATTTCCTACATAACAGAAGAGACAAAAAAGATACTCTATACAGTAAGAAGGATAATCCTTTGCAATCTCAAGCCGAAACAAACGAAATAATGGATGAGATTAGAAACGAGTATTTTCCGAGATTTGATGAACCTCTTACTAATTACGTAATAGATCCTAGACTTCTTCCTGTTTACGAATTAGTCCAAGAAGCTTTTGAAATTGATCCTGCTATTCCTATGCCAAATGCAGCTCTTCTTGAAGCTACGAGATGTCCAGAAATTCCAAATGTTATTAAGACGTTTGTTTGTGAACCAACTAAAAGCGGGAAAGAGCCAAAATATGTAACGAAGCTTGTTTTCGGGCTCTACGGGACGATGAGAAAGAATCAACTTGGTACGTGGTATGGAGGTGAAAATGGGTCTCACGGAGAAATTTGGTATTTGAAAAATCTTGTTCCAGGAAAAGTAAGAGTTGATATATGGGAAGATAAAACCCACTGGTCAATTCGTGGAAAAATAATAGACGGGTCTTTGCATCTTGCGTATGTAGAAAGATGCTATCCAAACGAGCTTTCAAAAAGAATTTACGACTACAAAAAATCTATCTTTCCTAAAGCTTAGTAAGCAACAAGAAAAAGATTGCTGACAGCTCAACGATGATGACAGATAGATGAATCTCGTATTTATCCATAGCAGATCTCCTCTCTTATTCGATGAGAGCATAAGAGGGAAGTAACGGAATAAAAAGCTCCCTCACATCCGCCAAGACGCTAAGGGAGCAACTTCCATCTCGTTAGGAAGGTATATACATTATGCCACGTAAACGTTCTTCATGGGGTTCAAACCAGCCAATGGGTCCTGGGAAACGCAGAATCCGCTATATGGCAGACACAGGAGACGGTAGAGGGTTCACAAGACACTCTGAGACCGTCTATGGCACACGCAAACAAGCTGATGAAGTATTAGCGCAAAGACGCATAGAACACAGCCAAGACAAGCCTGTGCCAACGCTTAGGCAAGCTTATGAGACGTGGCTTATCCCAGAATTTGAGGACAAGCTTAAACATGATGAATTAAGAGCAAACTCATACAATCTATATAAAAGGATGTGGGACTGCCATGTAAAACCTACATTTGGAAGCTTGCCAATTACCGCAATTAAGCCTCTTGGTATCCAGAAGTGGCTGCTTACGATGACTCAAGAGGTTGCAAAGGTGTCACTTATGGTACTTCGTAGAGTACTCGATAAGTGCGTCATGCTTGAATTGCTACCAGCAAACCCTGCAAGCGTTACGTACAGAATGCCAAAGCAGTCAAACAAGCTTGATACGACTGTTTACTCGCTTAGTGAACTTTGCGAGGTTCTAGAAGCTCTGCGTGGCTCTGTCGCATATATCCCAGCTATTCTCTGTGGTATTGGTTCATGCCGTGTTGGTGAGTCGCTGGGTGTAAGAACAGAGAACATTATGTCTTATGAATACGCAGGCATGATTCTTGCCATCATTGACATTGATGTACAAGTAAACAATAACGGGGAAGTGTTAGATAAGTTAAAAACAGCACAAAGCAAAAGACCTATAGTTATTCCAGAGCCATGGTCAAAAGATATTCTCTCTATCAATACAAGTTGGCTCACCGATACAGGCTATGGGAAGCCAGTAAGCCAGTATGTAGTACGCCGTGCATGGGGTAAGCTCATTAAAGATAAGAATCTCAAATACATCCCATTTAGGAATCTGCGTAACTCTTGGCGAACTATTATGCGTTGGGAATTAGGTATAGATTCTGACTATGTAGAGAAGATGATGGGGCATGCTGGAAAGAACGTTGGAGAGATCTATTACGACCGACCGCAATGGCAACAGTTTGCTGATGTTGTAGGGGAAGCGTGGACTCGATACCGCGCAAAGAGTAATTAACGGTTAGGACATTTTAGGACATAAACAGGTATTACATAGCATTTTAACTGGTCTTTTGTTCTATCTCAAATACGGAGCAGATATTATCCAGTTGTATTTGTATATTTCATACTATAGTTTACCTGCGGTTATATAAAATTGTGGTCTTCTAAATTAGCGTATTTTTATAGTTTAGGACACGCTAAGGACATAAATTCTTATGTCTGTTCTACGCTTTATATTATCTAGTTTGTGGCTATGTTTCCCCAGTTAAACGGCTTGTTGTAAGCCGTTTTAAGACATGCAAAAATCAAGCTGGAGTATTTACCCATGAAAAAAGCCCTCATCTAATTGAAGATGAGGGCAAATTGTTGCGCTTATTGCTTCGGAACTAAGTTCTCCGCTCCGCTGATCCAATCAGTCTCAATTCCTCGCTCATGGAGCGCATACGAGACAATTCGAGCGGTTGCATTAGCCTGTCTCCAATCTCCTCCATCGTCTATGCAATGGTGCTCATCGTATTCCGCTTGTGTGGACCAGTAGACCAGCTTCACGCTTGCTGGGTAGCTTCCAACCTCTTGTGCAGCTTCTTCAACCTGTCCCAGGGCAGCGGATACCACTTGACGCTGTAACTTCAACGCATCGTCCAGGATGTCCCACGCGTCCTGTGGTGCGTTGTACTCTTTGTACTTGACGCTTTCCCACCGCTTCACGGAACGCTCTGAGACCTCAAGCGCGAGTGCCATGTCTGCCTGGCTCATTCCAACCTGCTCACGTAGAGCCTTGAACTCTTGTTTATTTCTCATGTGTATCCCCTCTAAGAGTAAGCCCCTCTTGCGAGGGGCTGTCTTGCTTTCTTAGAACTCCTTGCCCTTTGCTGCTTCAAAAAAGAAGTTCATTGCTGCTTCTTTGTCGAGTACAAGAACCACACGACGGCGAGTGTTCTTCTGGAAGTACCAGTAAGCTGTACGCTCTGGTGTGTCGTGCTTTGGAAGGTTGGTCTTGCTGTACTCTTTGCGCTCAAATCTTGTAACGAACGGTGGAAGTGCCTTTGTGTGCTTGGTTGAGTAGCGACCGCTGACCCACTCACTGGATGGAACACACCCGTCCCTGTCCATGATTGCCATGAACTCGGTGAGCTGCTTTGCGGAAGTCTTGGTGAATTTCATTTTGTTCCCCTTCTCTGGGCTGAGGTATGACCTTTTGTCTCCCTCTTGTTATTTATAATATAGTCCCGTTTGGGGACTAAGTCAAGCAGAATTTTAGAATTTTTTTAGAAATTTTTGGCATAAAAAATACCCCTCCCGCCGAAGCGAGAGGGGTTACAAGTCTAGTCTTGCACTCTTTCGAGCAGCTCTAGACGTATTACTTAATGCAGTGAAGTCAATCGACCGGCTTCATCGGTATCAACTTGCACCGTGCTGTCAGCCTGGACAGAGCCATCAGCGTTGACTGCGTAAGCATGGTTATTGTGAACGTGAACTCCAGCGGGAAGCAGGTTGCCATTCTCAGAAGCAAGATACTTCTTTCCTTCCGCGTCAAAGATACCCGTTGCCATGCGACCATCATTGGCAAAGTAGTAGTCACAGCTTCCGATATGCTGCATTCCTGTCAGCATGGCGCACTCTTGTGGTCCTTCATCCGGGCAAAGGTAGAACCAATCTGCGCCATCAAAGTACCATCCCGTGACTGCGTAACCTCGAGCATCGAAGTAGTACCAGGAACCATTGATGAACGCCCACTGACTGTAGTAATACGTGCTAGGGCTGGTTGCATACCACCAGCCTGTGGAGTTCTTGACCCAGTGTGGCTCAAAGTTAGACTCACCCTGTGAGAGCTGCTCCCACTCTGCGTAAGTGAGCTTAGCCACATCCAGGTCAACAGTACCGCCAGCACTAGAGTATTGCCAAATGGTCCAATCGCTCCACGCACCAGTGTTATAGATCATGGCAGGCAAGTCCCACGAGAAGCGATTGTCTGGGTATCCTGCAATCCATAAGCGAGATACATCAGCGCAAGACGCTACCTGTGAGCGTCCAGCGGGGTAAGTGTACACAACCGGGTAGATGCCAGTCTTAGCATAGACGCGGTCAACAAACTGCCTTGCCCAGACGGTTGAGCCCCATGCATCGTTGTCACCGTTCTCCCAGTCTAAGCACAGTAAAGCCTTACCAATGTAGGCAGAGACGCAAGCCACGAATGCGTCAGCTTCTGCTACGGGTGAGCCTCCTTCCGCATAATGGTACACACCAATAAGCTTACCGTCAGCGAGAGCGCGCTGAAGCTGTGCAGTCATGTAACGGTTCATTGGCTGTGTGCCTTGAGTTGCCTTAGCAATGACGAAGTCAGAACCACTGTATGCAGTCTCAACATTAGGATGCGAGTATGTTGCACCCAATGCCTGATAACCGCTAACGTCAATGCCCCTAAGCATTATCTACCTCTTCCTTTGTTGGCTCTTCTTTTGGTTGTGTATTAGTTGGCTCAGTGTTGCCTGTCATGTAACTTGCAGGACGCTCAGAAGGCTGTACATAGGTCATTGCACGGGCAGAGTCGCTTAGTCCCTTAGTTGTTGGGTCAACCGTGACACCGATAGCACCAAGCACCGCCACGATCACTGTGCCAATCAAGTATGGATTGTTAATAAACTTCACAAATACATCAGCAAGGCTGCCCCATGTAGTCAAATCGGAATAAGCAAGTCCGAGATATGCCAGGACAGGGCTCATGACGATTCCAGCCATTCCAAGCCACCAAGCGGGGTTATGCAAGCGTACCTTCCAATTAATCATGTCGATTCTCCTTTACTTCTCAAGCTTAGTAATGCGTGAGTCTAGGTTTTTTACGTCCGTTTTGACCTCGGCGAGGTCTGTTGCTGCTTTTTTTGATACTTCATCCGCCCTTCGTGCGACAATTCCAACCACAGAAAGCTCTGCCGTGTGCTGCGTGAGCGTTGCAGTCAAGTCGGAGAGAGACTGTTGATACTTGCCAAGCTGCTCATTCATGACTTGCTGTCGCGTCTCTAAGCGTGTGAGGGTGTTTGTGATGGTGCTCTTCCATGCGTCTTCTTTTTCCTTATCTTCTCGACTAGCACGCTGCCAGTTCGAGATAGCAACAAGACCGCCCAAAAATGCACCAACAATAGAGATGAAGAAGGAAACCATTTCAGCTGTAATGTTCATGACCTCACCCCTTAATGCCTTACCGTAAATGTGAGAGATCCATAACGCCATGCGTTAGATACTTTCCCGCCTTGGTCTTGAAGGTAAATGTTGCCGTCAGGTCTCGCTGAGATAGCAGTAATAACGTCAGCGTGTCCAGGGCAAATACCTGAGTCATAGACGATTGACTCATTGCCGTCTGTGGCTGAGCCGTACTTCTCGTGATCTACAAGAGGAGGTCTTGAGTTTTCTGGAAGCGTAAATGGGCAACGGACAGCGTCGTAAGAAACATTGTTAGCCAACCAACCTCGAACCTTGATAGTTACAGAATCGCCTGTGCGGTAAATGTGCCAGAAGTTGTTGTAGCTGCCTTGTGGTTGCAGGTAGATTACGTCAAAGTCAGTGTCAGACTGCTTCTTGTCGTCTCCAAGAACGTTGATAGTAGGCAACAGAGATACGGGCTCACCAACAGTAATGCCGTTGATTGGTAGACGGTAGAGGGGCATGCAAGCTGTAGTAGAACCGGAGAGAATGTCACCCTTTACGTAGGTTGGGTCTACCGGATTACCTTGATTGGTTGGAGTGCCCTGGATAACCTCACAGGTGAACTTCTCAACACCGCCAACTTGCTTAGAGTACTTCAACACTACCAAATCATTGCGCTTGTAACCTGCACGACCATTAGCAACATTAAGCTCAAAAGGCTCCTCATTAGTCACCATGCGAGCGTCAAAGAGTACGTCACCAGTATCAATACGAACCCTGTTGGCAGTCTGCATGGCAGCCTTGATTTGATTCTGAGTCTGCAAGATGCCACGAACAGAGCCGGCTACACCAGCAATAAGTCTGCCAATCTGAGGTGCTGTAATGTGGTCCTTGCCCTGAAATGAAATAACACCATCAAAAGCCATTTAACCCTCCTTTACCATGAATTGAGCGAACTCTTCATCACGCTTACGTGCGAGTTCACGATACTTTGCAGCACAGTCAGGGCAGAGAAGATAACTCTGCTGCACGCCGTCTGCTGATACTCTGCTTATGCTTTTCCATTGCGAGGTAGCAAAGTCACTTTCAAGTAGAAAGGCTTCTTTCTTGCATCTATCGCATTGGAAGCGTGCAAAGCCACTTGTTTTTGCCATTTAAGCTGTCCTTTCCCATTTGAAGCAGCCAAGAGAAGGTAGTTGTTGCCATCTACCTCCGTAGTTTGTTGCAGGGTTAACAAATGAAGTTGTTTCAATGACAGAGCCGATGGGGAAAGATGGTGTGGTCGCACCGCCTTGAGTTGCTCCCTGGACGTTGATAGTCACGTCACTAGACCCGTCAAATGAAGCTGTGCCACTTACAGAGCCAACCAGCTTGATAGTGCGTGGCTGTGAGAGCTTCTTAGCAGCGTTAGCGTCACCGCCCGGGGTAGATGCGCCAGCGTATGGATGTGTGTGGCTCGCAGGAGCTGCACCAACTTCTTGTGCTGTATATGTTGGCTTTGCAGGGAGCTTTACTGTGTGCGCCTGAGCGTCTGTAACGTGTCCTAAAGCGTCTACATTGACCGTTGCGCCTAATTGCACCGTATCACCCCAAGAAGCGTCTATATCGCTCTCAGAGCCGTATGTGCCAGCGGTCACACTAGAAGGCTCATGCGTAAGTGCGACAGTTCCTCCTGTGCGCTGAGCCTTGATGGGTGTTGTTGCTGTGACTTCTGCAACCTTAGAGTCAACCTGCAGCGTAGCTCTGCCAATCTCACTGGCTGAATCTGTTGCCACTTTGCGTGCTTCATTGACCTTGTTCTCAAGGCTCTTGAAGTCTGCTCTTGATACTTCTGCAGAGATGGTGCGTCCAGCAATAGAGATACCAGTACCGGCTGTGTATGAGCTTGATACTGCGCCTGAGCCTGTGGAAGAACCGCGCTCAGCGGTACCAGATGAAGAAGTGTTACTGGCTGTACCACCTACCTTGTAGCTGATACTTACCTCAGTATCTGTAACGATAATGACCTTGGTACCGACCGTCGCAGTAACATGCAAGCCAGTCACAGGATCTATGCCAGGAACAATGTCACCAATGCCAAATTCTTCATCGTCATCCAGTGTGACGTTAATTGAGTCAGCAGCTTGATACTCTTTGAGTTTCTTAGGACCGTCTTTCTCGAGCTCTTCACGACTTGCATTGGTGTAGTTGTAGGTTGTCGTGCGTTCATCAATGCCAAAGAGCGTCTGTGTAGTGGAGATGTTGCCACGCGCGTCTGCGTAGAAGTGCAGCACAATACGGTTTTTAAGCTCACCAGAGCCAAGGCAAATAAGATGGTTGTAAGGTCTTACAACTCTCTTAATAGTTACGTCAGAATGTTCTGCGTCTGCACCATCAGTCCAGTCTGTAATTGGCTTTACCGAGAGCACAATCATGCGCTCAATGGAGTCATACTCGATGTTGAGACGCGATGAAGAATCAGCAAGCATCTTTCTGATGCCCGTCCAGGCATCACAATACCTGTCAAAGGTGTACTTGACAGTAATGCCAGAGGTCTCTTCTGAGACTTTGAACTGGTTAGCAAGTCCAAGACGCTGAATAAGCTGCTTTAGAACTCCGTGAGCTTCTCCACGCACACTGAGATAGTCTTCTCCACTTAGTGGCTCAAGGACCTTATCTCTGATGATTCCTTGCCATGATCTACCAGTATACGTGATTGTGTTGTTGCCTGAGTTAGACTCTCGTGCGTCAACCACACCGCCCCACTCAGTGCCTTCAACATAGACGTATGCGCCATCATCAAGACGCTGCTCAGAGTCAATGTCGAGCGTGAGCTCAAAGTCGTTACCTGTGTCTCCATATTCGAGGTCAAGGCGTGCTCCTCTGAGCACGCCAATATCGAGATGTGTTGCGTCTGTGTAGCTAATATCTGGCATTATGCACTCACCTCACTAGGTACGCTCTGAGTGCTTGCTGCCCTTGGTGTACGAGTCTCACCCTGTGGCTGCTCCTTCTCATATGGAGGTGTAGAGCGTGTCTCATAGAGCGTGAGGTCAAAGTCAAAGGTGTTATCCCATGTAATGTCATCAGTTCCTGGCTTAATTGGCTCGAAGAGGTAAGAGCCAGAGCCGTGAGCTCCGCGCTCTCTGAACTTATAAACGTTCTCACGGGTACCGTTATCCTGGACTACAACAGCGGTCTTACTCTGTGAATCAACCTCAAGATATGCACCAGCTGCAATGGTTGTATTGACCTTGTGCAGGTTCTCACCAATTCTGACGTAAGGGTTAGTTGCAGGACCATAGACACGCCAAAGCCAAGGAGAAGCACTCTTAGAGGGATTAGTGAATGACTTAGCTGGCTTACCCTGAACAAGGTCAAAGGGGAAGTCTCTTGGGAAGTCAGGCTTAACACCAGCAATAGCACCGGCGGTCTCATGCTCAAAGTAAAGGGTAGTTGCCTTAAACCATGTAGGGTCTTCGACAAGAAGCGTCAGAACAAACTCTGCGAACTTATCAGAAAGCCAGTAGTTGGTAGGAGCTCCGCCAATAATGTAGCAACGGATACCCCAAGAGCCTACTGTGAGCGTTCCTGTGGTGCGGTTTAAGATGTCCTTTTCGCCAAGCTCAATAATCTTATTGCGGAGCTCTAAGCCTTCTTCATCACTTTCAGCAGCAATTCCAACAGGGAACTTGATTGTCTTTGGCTTGTGGTCACGCCGTCTAAATGACGTAATTCTGCTGGAGTTCTTGCCTGATGTGTATGACCACATCCAGTCTCTGAGCTCGTGTTCCATGTAATGGAGGGACTTGTCAGCCCCTCCAAACTCCACGTACTTGCTTCCGTCAGAGGTTGTGTATCTAATGTCTGTGCGCATTATGCGCTCACCTCTCTTACCATGCGACCAAATTCACGGTTGTTCACGTCAACTCTTACGGGCTTTCCGTATGCGTCCTCAATGCGCTTAGTCATGACATCCATCTGTGCTGAGAGATCTGCAATGGCTTGGTTGGTATCTGCATAGATGCCATTGGCTACAAGAGACGCTGTCATATCCATTTGTTTGTTAATAGGAACATTGAGCGCATAGCCATCTACGCCACTCTGAGCAGCTTCTGCGAGGTCCTGTGCTGCCTTGTAAACGTCTCGCTTACCGCCTGCAATACCAACAACAAAGCCGTCTACCGTGTAGCTACCAAGACCAGCCATGACACGCGAAGGCGAGTGAATGCCAAGAAGTGCCTTAACTGCACCAACAACGCCGTTAAAGACTCCACAGACTTGGTCTACTACCCAACCAGCAAGACCAGAAACGCCATTTACAAAGCCTTGAATGAACGCTCGTCCTGCGCTACCAAGGTCAAAACTTGTGATGGCGTTCTTTGCTTGATTGAGCAGGTTTCCGACTGCCCCAAGCAAGCTGCCAATAATTTGTGGAACAGCTGCGACAATGGCTGTAAAGAGCGTTACCGCTGCACCAAGGAGCATTCCAATAAACGTTGGAAGGTTGGAGACAACGGTGCCAATGAGATTGCCAACGTTGCCAATGAGTCCTGGAAGAATTACAGGGATAGCGTTCACGATTGCCACAAATAGGTCCACTGCAGCTGAGAGAAGCGTCCCAACAAAGCCAGGAAGACCTGTGATAAATACATCAATAATTTGTGGCAGTGCTGCTGCTAGCGTTGGAATAATTGCTACAACGCCATCAACGAGAGCCATAAACAGCCCTTGCGCTGCTGCAAAGAGTGCTGGAGCATTCGCAACAAAGCCATCAACAAGACCTTGCAGGATCTGTGGAGCTGCTTCTGCAAGCTGTCCTGCAACCTCAGTGAGTGCTTGTAGGATAAAGGTGAACGCTTGCATTGCTCCTGCCATAAGAGAAGGCGCAGAAGCCACGAGAATGTCACAGATTGCACCAGCTGCAGCTCCAACTGCTTCAAGTAGTCCAGGAGCAATCTGCTGCCATGCTGCGCCCATCTGACCAAAGAGAACCTCAAAGGCGTGTGCCAGCGTAGGACCTGCAGAAGCAAGACCAGAAGCCACCTGTGGAAGTACCGAGCTGATTTGAGAAGCAAGTCCAGGAATAGCGTCAGCGATACCAACGATATTGCTTGCAATGTTTGCTGCTGCCTGTGTGATGTCTCCGCCCATAGCAACAAAGGCTGTACCGGCTACCGCTGCAGCGATTGAGAGCACACCAAGCACCACAGTTGCGCTACCAAAGCCAGAAGCGAGATTTGCAACCATGCCCATAGCTGGCTGCACCGCCCCTAAAAGCTTAGGACCTAAGCCCGTGAGTGCAGGTCCTAAAACGCCCGCAATGGCACTACCAACGCCACCAAGCTTGGCAGCAATCGGAGCAGCAAAGGCAGAGATTGCGCTTCCAGCCTTAGAGAGAGCAGAAGTGACAGGGCTCATGAATTGAGCCACATTACCGCCAACAGTTGCCAGTACGCTCTGCGCGTTTCTCGCAATGGATGTGAGATGCAGCGTTGCAGTTGCTGCCATACTCTTAAATGTAGTCTGTGCAGCAGAAACAATGGATACAAGCTTGTTCTTAATGGGGTTGTTGAGACCGCTGAAAGCCTTTATAAGCTTGTCTCTGAACTCCCAAGCGTAAAGAATTGCTGTCTCCAGCTTGTCCTGGACTGTTGCAGCGATTGCGCCAAAGAAAGACTTAAAGCCTGTGCTTAGACCTGCAACGGTAGAGAGCGTGCCAGGGACCATACCCTTGATGACTGCTAGACCCTCTGCAACAGTGTTAGAAGCCTTCGAGAACGCTCCAAGCATCTTGCCAGCGGTTTCCATTGACTTACCAATGACAAGAAGCGCAGGACCAGTGCCAGCAAGCATGCCAATAGACTTTGCAATAGTCTGAATGTCTGAAGCTGACATCTGATTGATTGCGTTAGCTGCGTTTGTTGCCATGCCAGCGAGGGCTTCCATGCCACGCTCAAAGAGTGGCATAAGCGACTCAACAAGCTTCTGAATAGGGTCTGCAAGCTTGGAGAGCGCGTCTGTCATCTTCTTGTAGCTATCAGTCTGGTACATCTTCATGATGGTTGCGGTTGCTGCGTCAGAGAGATTTGAGAGCACGCCAGTAAGTGTCCTGGACTGCTTAATCATGAGCCCGCCAAAGTCACCCTGCATACCAGCTCTAATTGCTGCGATTGCTACATCAGCACTAACTGCCTTCTTGGTGACCATCTCCATTGCGCCAGCAACGTCTGTATGCAGTGCTTTTGCGAGGTAGTCCCATGCAGGAATACCGACCTCGGTAAGCTGCATCATCTCCTGCGAAGCTGCAACGCCTTTACCGTGCATCTGACCTAAAGCACGGGTAATAGCGTCAATGCCTTGCTGACCAGCACCGAGGGCTGCGGTAGCATTGCCAACGTCTGTAAGCATGGGGATGACATCATTGGCTGCAAAGCCATAAGCGAGCATCTGCTGAGTTGCCTTATTAAGACCTGCCATCTCAAATGGCGTAGTCTTTGCGAACTCGACTAGATCAGCAATCATCTTCTTGGCACGCTCAGGACCAAGCATGGTATTAAATGCAATGTCTACTTGCTCAGCATTTGCTGCTGTCTGACTTGCCCACCGAGCAGCCTTAACACCTGCAATGGCAAGGGGAGCGGTAATTGCAGCGGTAAGCACCGTGCCTGCTTTAGAGAACCCACTGCCAAGGCTTGAAATTGCCTTAGAAGTCGTGTCAGTTAGCTTGGAAACCTCGCTGGCGAACTTGGAAGAGTCACCTAAAATCTCAATGACTACTTTTCCATCTGCCAAATTGACCTCCTAGAAGTTAGAAGTTACGGAGTGCCATCTCCCGTAATTCATCTTCTGTTGGAGGTAACGCCCAAGCTTGAGCACGTCTAGCATGAGCACGCTCTTCTTCCTTTGTAGTGTCTCCTTCAAGTGAGCTTCTTGCAGCCACCGCTTGCCCTGTGAGCGTATCTGGAGTGGCAAGAAGAGCCAGATATAAGTTGATGAAGGTGTACCAGTGGAGTTGTGTTGCTTTGCTCGTGAGATCTATTGAGTAGACGCGCATGAAGTCAGCAGTCACAATGCCAGCGTCATAGTGCCAGTCAAAGTTCTTCTTTCTGTAGTACTGGATGCGCTTGTACTGCTCACCGTAAGAGATAGTGTCAAATGCCCCTGCTGCCCATTCAGACGCTGCCTGAAGGGCTTCTACTGGGTACTTAGACACTTGGTCTGGAAGTGTGCCTTTTTGAGCGTAGAAAAGGTTTAGTGTCCTCGCATTAGCAACAGCACTATTCTCTGTATCCATTGTCATGTAGATGAGCGAGGTTCTAAAGCCACTTTTAATGGGTACAGATACTCCCGCCACATCAACTGTGACGGGAGCACCCTTGATAACCGAGTCTAAAAACATGAATTACTCATCCATGCTGGAGTTCTCTTGCGTGATAAGCTCAGAGACCTTGGACACAGCGTCACTTGCTGAATAGACCTCCGTCAGAATCGAAATAATCTTCATCAAGCGATAGATGTTGAGACGGTTAGCCTTGCCAATAAGCTCCTCTGCAGCTTCCTCACCAAGTGCAAAAGCAACGATATTGTGTGCTTCATCTGCAAGGGTTGTGAGGTTGTCCATTACCTCGTCATTTGCGAGTCCAGCAAAAGACGAGAGACGCTGAGCCCAAGAGTTTGCTTCAACAACAAACGTGATGTTGCCTAGATCTACGTCGTAGGTCTTACCCTCAATCTTCACCTTTGCCTTTGGTGCGCCATCAAGCTTGTAGTTCTTCAGTGCCATAAGTGTTCCTCTCTACGGGTTTACCTTGCAGATATCTTGTATCACGGGTAACGCCAAATAAAAAAGCACCCAGCGTATGCCAGGTGCTTCCCCAGAGAGGAGAGGAATGGGGACTATGTCTATACAGCCTTAGTAAAAGCTGCAGTGTCATAGTTGAAGGTGCCGTACTCGTACTCGTCGGTGATTGCGACCTTAAAGGCAATCTTGATAGGCGCAATATCAGAGCCAGAGAATAGCGAAACATTCAGCGTTGCCTTTGCGTGCTTAGCAACAAGCGCGGTCTTCTCGCAAGCCTTACCTGCCTTGAAGTCATAACCGCAAGTGCGAACATACTCAACAGGTACGTCTAGAACATCCTCATAGCTTGCAAGAATCTTCTGGATTCCTCCAGGACCCATTGCGTCAACCTCAAAACTGAAGGTGTCAGTCTTGCCTAGGTTGTACTTAGGCTGGGTCTTACGATCAATGTAAGTTGGCTCATAAGACTTAGCTTCACGCTCTGGGTCTGCTTTGGTAGTCTCAGTAACACGGATGAAGTTAGTCTGTCCAGGAAACTTAATCCAGTGCTGAATCTCGTAAATAGAAACAGGTGTGCGCTGCGTCTCTGTTGGCTGTACGACAACTGGTGATTCTGGCATAATGCCGTCCTTTCTTTAAGGGTTAAACCCTGTACTTAATTTGGGCGATAAGCTGGTAGGTTGCGACTCCATCCTCACCGACACTGAAGGGAGATGGCAGTGTGGTGACATCGTGAGCGTAAACAACAACACCCTCTGGTGCACCACCGTCTTCGATGGCAGCTTGGACTTTACGCAGCATGGCAAGACCGTCAATGCGCTCCTGCTCGTCTAGCGGGCGTGTCTGCAGATATACCTCGTAAGGGAACTGCTTAATACCGCCACCAGAACAATAATGAAGTACCCATGGCTCACCTGGAGCAGCCTTAAGCATTGCTTGTGCAGCTCCAGTACCGTTGGGAAACTGACCATATTCAACAGGAATACCTGTGAGAATGTCTTTTAGCCAGTCAGTAACGCTTTGAGCGATGTCTACCATGCCCCTCCAACTTTCTCTCCAAGAACTTTTGCGAACATTTGCTGCCATGCATTACCTCTAACACCTGCACAACGGTCATACCAATGGTCACAGGCATTAGGAGCGTGCAAGGCATTCTGAAGCGTGTTGTGGTTGTGCGTTGAGTAGTACTGAACACGTGCATAAGCTGCTGCGTCTCCTGCGCCCCATTCAACATAAGCAGCACTGCCAGTCTGACGGGTAGTGCCAGAGCCTTGCAGGGCTCCTGAGTCATAAGGAACGTAAGTCTTACAGTCAGCTAGAACGTTTTCAGCAACGATGCCAAGGGCAGCTTCTACAGCGTTTGAGACCTTGTCTTTGCAACGCTCAACATCAACGTCAACCACACGCATTCTCATCTGGCTTCTACCTCCACATGATGTGTCTCGTGATGAGTGGAATAAGGGTTTACAGAGCGCACCATACGCGCTTCTGATACTGGTTTCTCCTCAGAGCTAATGCCACGAATAACGAAGTCACCAGCCTTGAGACCCGGGTCTCTGAAGAACCACACCTTAAGCACGTTGGCGTTCTGTGGTCCTACGGTTGAAGCGGTATTAGCGAGCTTCTCTTCAACGTGTACGCCTTGATAGATAGATCGCGTAAACCCTTTATCCTGCTTGTGCCAGACGGTGACAGTATCCCAGGCAATCATCGAATACCCCTCCAAAGAAGACCTGTGCCTACTAAGAAGGGATATACGCAGGAAAGGTCAGAGACGCTTGCTTGAGCGTCTGTGTAGGTGTAGGACACGCTACCGACGCTCTCGCTCTTAACCATTCCACGTGTGTCTTTGCCAGCTACTCTGTCGCATAGAGCGCAGAGGGCAAGAAGCCACTTCTCGCTGTACTTCTCAGGGACCTCTTCACCAGTCATCGAGACAAGCAGTGCTTGAGCCTTGACGAGGGGAGCATCTAGCTCACCCTCGCCAAGAGAGCCTTTATACGTGTTGCTGTAGAAGTCGTATGTAAGGCTTGGGGTTGCCATTAAGCAGCCTTAGGCTTCAAGACACCAGCAGCCTTAGTTGCCTTAAGAGCAACACCACAGACGAACTCAACATCAACGTTCTTGACAGCACCTGGAGTGGTCCAGTCAGGAAGTGCAACGGTGAATGCGTTGTCACCCTTGAGAGTGATACCGTGGAAGCCGTCCATGCCAAGGCAAGCAGCATAGATAGAGCCGTCGGTGATAGAGCCGTCACGGACCTCATGAATTGCAATGCCGTTGTAAGCCTTAACAACATTGCCAGCGGTCTCCTTGGACTCAGTGCCAAGACCAACAACACGAAGCAGTGCGTTCAGCTTGGTGTACTGAGCTGCGCTCATCATGAGTACATCAGGGGTACGCATGAGGTTAGAGAGCATGGTGTCAAGCTCCTCAAGGTAAGCAAGAGCAGCTTCCTTAGTAGTGACCTTGACATCGGTCTTAGAGGTCATCTCAGTAGAGGTGGTCTTCAGAGCAGCTGCAAGACCGTCAAAGCCGTTTGCGTCCTTGGTAGGAGCAAAGATACTGGCGTTGAACTTGCGAGAGACTGCGTCCTTAGCCTGCTCCAGATACATCTCATAGAGGTCATCTGCAGCAGCCTTGGCAACACGATCCATCTGGAACGTAGAGCCAAGAATACCAAGGGTGGTAGTCTTCTTCTCAACAGTTGGCTCAGAGACAACTGGCTCAGCACCAAGTGCACGGAATGCTGCAGAAGATGGGGTCTTTACGCGCTTGTAGCCGTAGACCAAATCAGAGGTGCCAGAAGCATTCATGCAGTCATCAAAGGTGAGTGCACCGAGCAGATAGTTGTCGGTAACAAGCTCATTGATGAAGCCCTGTGTGAGCTTATCGCCAGAGTTAGTTGCAAGGGTAGCGAGATTAATCATTAGTGTCCAAGTCCTTCCTTAATGTTGCGAGCAATGCCAGAAGAGCTGCCAGCGGGCTTGCCGGTAGTATTTACGCTCTTTGGCTCAGACTGGAAGAGATATGGCTTAGCTTCTTTAAGCTTAGAGACGTCACCCTCTAGAGCAGCAAGAGCAGCCCTACCAAGCTCCAAGTCAATGCAGCCAGCAGAAGTAAGCTTTGCTTCCACTTCTGCCTTCTCCTTGGCTTCCTGTGAGTCTTTGAGCTGCTTCTCAATGGCAGAGATACGCTCATCAGAAGAAGCCATAGACTTCTTCGACTCTGCGAGTTCTGCTTCCAGCTCCTTGATACGCTTCTCACGATTAGCCAAGTCACGCTCTAGCTTGTGGGTGTTGACGTTTGCACTTGTGTCCTCGCTTGTAGCAGAGTCATGGGAAGATGCTTCCTCTTCTGCTGCTTGGTCCTGGGACTGGTTTTCCTGCGTAGAGTCTTGGGTGTCAGAGTCTTTCTTTTCCTCTGTGACCTCGTCTGGTGCAGGAGATCCATTACGATGCATAGACCAAATCCTTTCAGTCAATCGCAGGTCCTTTTCCTGCGCTGAAAGAATTGTCTGTGAGTGTTAACAGCTAAAAGAAAACCCCGCTTGTAGCGGGGTTAGGAGTTACTTCATATGTAGCTTGGCGTATTCAAGAGCAAAGTCAGGTATCTGCTTTACACCAGCTCGATAGTTCAAAATGTCTTGGTCAGTTACTCCCATATCGCCAATATCATGTGCAGCATAACCCTGCTGTATTACTTCATTTGTGAGAGGGTCAATAAGATAAGCGGAAGTAACTGCATCTATTGGTAAAGATGCAAGGAAATCGCAAATCCTTTTCACTTCTTTAGCGTCCATTTAGCCCTCCGTTCTTGGTGAAAATTTAACCAGACTGTCTTCTCCGAACATTTTACCATTTTCTGTGAAGATATAGTATCTACCAGTAGACTCAATATATATTTCAGATGGTGGCGCATATACATCAACTTTAGTTAAATTTGCCAATTCTTGGGCAAAACAAGTTCCATCATAATTATTGCCAGTTGAACAGCACATAAGTTGGATGGGCTCACCGTTATGGTCCTTCCTGTTTTTAATAATTTTTGCAAGCATTTCAGCATCAATATTACTAATCTCATAAATTTGGATTGAGTGCGGTGTTCCATGCGCTCCAATCACATAACGCTCTCCATTTAAGCGATGACTAATTATCCTTGTTGAGTTTCTAAGAAGATTGTCATATGAGTTTGTTGTTGAAAAGAATATTGCGTCTTTAGATTGAACCGCTCTTTTAATGGCTTTGTATTTTTTACCCTTTTCCTTCCTTTGCCCACTTGATGCAGACAATGCCCTCAACGCTCTAGGTTGCTTGCTCACTGCCCAAGCACGCTCACGCTCATAGTCACGGCGCAGATGATTGTCATGCGTGAATTGGCGCAGCTTGTCTTGCAGCTCACCAAGTCTAATGCGCTGCTTTACTGCGTCTGCTCTTACCTCTTGAAGGTAAGAGATCTCTCTTTTTTGACTTCTAATGAGACGCTCATATCTGCGCTGTTTCTGCGTAGCTGCGTAGTACTCGTCACTTGTCATGCCTGTGATGCGCTCTTGCTCTGAGTAGTCCATGTCTGGAAGCTGTGAGTATCCAGGAACATAAGGGGTCATGTAGTGGTAGCAGTTTGCGCCACATAGCCCTGTTACCGTGCCGTATCCGGTTGACTCAACGAGCGGTGGATACTCAGTACTCCTGCCACTTCTTGAATATACCTTGCCTTGCCATTCAGCGTGGCTTGGGCGTGCTCCAAAGTGTGCATCAACAAAGACCAAGTCCCATTCCCACTCGTCCATACGCTGCATGAGTAGGCGGTTTCTCGCTTGGTTAGCCTGGGAAACAATGTGGCGTCTGAGAGCTGCGTCAATCGTTGTCTTAGTGCCACTGATGTAGTCAATCGTCTCTAGTCCAGAGTTGGCAAGCCTTGTAACGCCACGCTCCATAACTACTCGTGTTGGCTCTCCAGCTTGATGGCGTGCGATTGCTTCAGCGGTTACGTCATACCAGAGTGCTGCTTGGTCTTTAGCAAGAGCAATGTTTTGACGCTCAAGGACCTCATTCATGCCTTGCGCCGTCTGAGCAGCGATAATAGTTGCTAGATTGGTCATATGACGGCGTGAGCCCATTGCTCGTACAAACTGCCCCACAAGCGCATCATCAGTCTTTTTAAGCGCGGTCTTCAAGACTTCACGCGTCTGTTTGTCAATAGCTGGGCGGTACTTGTAGTAGATCGCGAGAGCTTCTTCGCGAGAGAGCCTAGAGAGACGCTCAAAGTCTGCAATCTCTCGACCTCTGATAACCGCGCCATTGGTGCGCACTACCTCATCAAGTAGGTTCAGAAAGAAGTAGGAGAGTTCCTGCACATAAGCAGACTGTGCGCCCCCTACGAGACGCACAGCGATTTCTTCAGTCGGTTTCACGGTTACTCACCAAGGTCTGCGTCAAGTGCGACACCGCCAGTCTCGCTGGTAAATGCCTTTGCGTCTTCCTCACTCATGCCTTGATACTTGACGAGGTACTTCCACTTAGGACAGAGACCGCGTGAAATGTCATCTTTCATCATGTCACGGTCTGCTTTGTCATCTGAAATAACCGAGTCATCCCACAGAATGTCAACAGGCACAGGCTCGTCTACCTTGTAGCCATTCATAGCACACTCTGCAGCAAACGCACCCTGGACAAGATCTCTTACCGAGTTCTCAATGGAGTGCTCATGCTTTCTGATAGTTCTGATAAGCGTTGCATTAGTGCTTACAACCTCAGTTGCCGTCTTGAGTCCTTGTCCCAGCGTGAATGACCAATATCCCGCACCAAAGCCAGTTCTAAAGCCAAGAACAGCAAGAGCATTGTTGAACGCGGTAACCATGTCATCAATGTGCGTGTCAGGGTTGTAGACCGTCATAGGAGACTCTGCGCTAATGCCGGCAGAGATTGGCGCAAACATAATCTGGTCCATAGTGTTTACAAACTTAGCTTCACCTTTGCTATCACGCACAATGGCTTGCTCATCTACAACCATCTTTGGCAGCGAGACCCTAACCTGCCAGTACATCTGGTTAAACGCTTCATCTACCAGTCTGCAGGAATCGCAGATATCTTCAATGACAGATGCGCCCAGCGGTGTAAGCTCGTCATGAGCGTTGTACTTGGCTGGCTTAACAAGCGCATAGGTTGGCAGTGGCTGCTTGGTATCGACAAAGCCAGTAATTCCTTCAACCTCAACAGGGTTAATACGGTTCTGCGAATTAAAGAGCAGCGTCTCAATTACGTGAGACTGCGTCTCTTGATTGAAGTATCTAAGCTGCAGCTGGTCATACATCTTGGAGTTGACAGTTACCTTGGAGATGAATGCGCAGCCATTACCTAGAAGCGGAATAATCTGCCATGCCTTCATAGAGTCAATGCTGGTCGAGACGTTGCCCTCGTATCCGTGGAAGTTTGCTACCCATGCACCAACACCGAGCGCAAAGACAGTGCTGATGAACTCTGCTTGCTCATCAACAAAGTTAGGAATAGTGCGCTCTAACCAGTCATTTACCGCGTCTTCAGAACTTGAAAGTATTGTGCCTTCGTTCATGATCAGACTTGGAATCTCACTTGCAACCATTGAAGCCGGACTGATTGAGAGCCTGTCATATGAGTCAGCACCATTGTTGATGATGTAAGGCTGCTTGTAGTACTCATTATCGTGCGTGAACCAGCCCCACCAGAGCTGCTGGAACTTGTCCATTGAGGTGTCCGGCGTAAATTTACGCTTCTTCAGATATCTGAGTGCCCAGTCTGGCTTTTGGATAGTAATCTTTGACAAGGTGAGACCCCTTCTCTTACGTCAAGCTTCTGTCATTGATAAGCGTCATACACGCATAACGCACAGCGTCGATAGTGTGGTTATCAGCGTCTGGCAACTGCCCTGTGAGCTGGTTGTCCTTTGTCATCACATATGAGTAATTGCTGAACTCACGCGCTGCAGTGGTGCAGCTGGAATCAATTACAATCTTTGCGCGATACTGCAGCCACTTAATCGAGTTATGGATGTTGTGCGCACCAGTCTTGAGTGCACCACGAGCGTTAATGCCATTAGCCTTAAAGTCAGCAATACTTTTTGGCTCTGCTGAGTCGCACCACACCGTGGCGTATGGCTCAGCGTCTTCAATAACGTCTTCACCGTCTTTGAGAGCGTTACCGAGCTTTTCGCTTACGAGCTCAGCGGTGTCTTGGTTAGAGAGTCCACACTTAACGAACTCATCCAGGATGTAGAGCGTGCGAGTCTTTGCGTCATAGGCAATCTTTACCCATGCAAATGGATCCTGTGAGAATCCCCAGTCAACGCCGTAGTAGTGATACTCAAGCTTTTTGCGCTCTGCGTGCGTGATGCCTCTCACCTCAACGCGGGTAAAGACCTCAGAGCCAAAGCCAACCTGCTCGCCCAACCACTCATGACGATATGCTTCCTCGTCAAGCTCTTTGAGTGCTTCAGCGTCTTTTCGTACCTGTTCAGGTATCCACTCATGAGGAACATCCAAGTAGCTTGACTCAATGACGCGCTCCGGGTGAGTCGAGAGCATCGTAGAGACGTGCTCATTTACCCAAGCATCACGAGAGCGTGGTGGGTTGTGGTCGAAGAAGCGGAAGTACACAGAGCCTTCCGGAGCGTCACGAGTGACAGACTGCATAACCGTTCTGAGTTCTCCCCAGCCATTGAACTGGTCCACCTCTGAAAACCACTGGTAGGCGTAGTACGTGCCATTAGGTGCCTTGATTGCCTTGGTCTTCTGCGTATGGTCACCACCTCTGAAGGTAATGACTTGACCAGTTGCAGGGCGTGTGAGCTTGTAAGGGCTCTTAGAAGGCTTCCATTCGTCACGGATGTTCAGCTTGTCAATCGCCCAGAGCATCTGCTCAAAGACACCGTCTCCGATATCCTTGCCAATCTTTGGCATGATGAATGCTGAGCGGTCCTTGTGCTCCATAAGACCTTGCATGATCTCTAGAGAGACAGTGGAACTTTTCAAAGAAAAACGCCCTCCTCTTAGCCACCATTCACCTCCCGCATCTTGTGCGATTGCACGATGCAGTGAGAGAAACGGTGGTGCTAAGAGAAGGGCGAAGTCTGCCACGAATGGCTTCTCTTCTTCTTCCACATCTTCTGGGATTGCGTCTAAAAGCGTCCTGCCAATGGAAGAGATAGCAGTGACTGCAGTCTGGTTCACGCCTGAGTCAGCAATAGACTCTTGCGCCATTGCGAACGTCTTACCCATGCCATTTAATACTTGAGCACGGGTGATGGTTACTTTCTTTGAAGCTCTCTCTTGGAGGTCTTGAAGCCTTGCCTTTATCTTGCTGTCTGCTTCAAGCCTGCAAGCAGCTTGGTCAACAGTATCTGGCTTCCACTTTGAACGGTGCGGATAAGCTTCAAGCATTGCCTGTCTCTGGCTTTTGCCAGCAACTCTTGCGAGCACATACTTCTCATGGTTTGCGTTTGTGAGTGGTTGCGTCTTCAATGCGTCTGACCTTTGCTTTTCGCTCCTTCTTCCTCTTCATCTTAAAGGCAAGCTGACGCTCCAAATTCTGCTTGCGCTCAAGCTCTTGTGTGTGCTTTCTCAAGTACTCGCGCTCATCAAGCGCACACTCTTTGCAGAGCCCCCAACGCTTAGCATCCTCTGCATCAACCCACACAGGATGCTGCCCACACTTCTGGCACAAAGGCACAATGCCTTCTGTGCGATACCTCCCGTAGCGGTGGCGCACCATAGTGATTGCTTGCACCGAGTGCGTGGGAATAAGCTCATGGAGTTCCTTGGCAGTCATGGAGGGGTTTCGCCAAAGCGTCTCAAGCTCTGACCAAGTCCAGGACTGGTACGTTCGTCTCCCTCTTTTCTTAAATGATGAAAGAGATGAAACATTTATTTCATCTCTACTCTTACGCTTGCTCATTGAGCTTCTCCCTTTGTGTAAAGAGACTGTACGCATGGTTGCAAACCATCTGTGGCTCACGTTGCAGCTTCTTGGAGAGTGTCTCTACAATGGCAACGATGAGTGCGTCTTCCTTCTCACTCCAGATTCTGTGTGAGCGTGTAAGACTTGTTTTGCTTTGAAGTCCTTTGCTCCTTGCAAACACTTTGATGTCAGTGATTGAACGGTTAGGCATAAGGCGTTTGAAGCCTGACCAAGTTGGTCCATGCTTCGGTACTTCGCGCTCAATGATTGCAATCTCCTTTTCCGTGAAGGGGGAGTGATCTAGTTCTTCATAGCTGCGTCTGAATCCATTCACTTCAGCTTTCCTTTCTCATAAAGAAAGCGAGTCATCTCAACTCGCTTTCTCACTTCCTCTTTCTGTAGTTCTCGCTCCGATACGTTTGGAGCGTGTGCGTTTCGCTTAAAAATCGCTTTATCGCTATCTGAGAGACACGCTAAGGCGCAAACTCTCTTACCGTCAATAACTCCAGCCAAGGCACACGTAGAAGCGCACTCAGAGCCTGTGAAGGGGCATAGAAGATATTTAACCTGCTTAGGCAATGGAAACACCTCCATTCTGAATAAATGTTGAATAGGCACCTTTTAATTTGGCGGGTACTAAAATGCCAGTTCTACCTGCTTTGTTCTTTACTGTGTGTAGTGCTACCTCTTTGAATTGAGGAGTATCAATCTCACCTTTTGTGAGGATGAGTGCTGCCCAGGACGCATAACCAACTACACCAGAGCCACGGAACCAGTCCAAAGACGGTTCATCTTTAGCGTCTAACTTCTTTAGGCTTGAGAGCACAAGGAAAGGTATCTGCGTGTCAAAAGCAAGCATCTGAAGATTGGTAGCAACTTGAGAGACGCGTGTGTATTCTTGCTTGTCGATGTCAGGAGTTCCTGTCTGGTACTGCTGAATGTAGTCAACGATGATAAGGTCTGGCTTATCTCCATCTGCCATAACGGTGCGCACGATCTCTTCTATTTGCGTTGTAGTTGATACGTTGTCGATGATGGCGAGATTGGGTGCGACCATATCGTCATAGAGAGCAGCGTCAGCAAGCACGGCATTAGAGTGTCTAGCATTGAAGGCATACGCAGAGAGGTTTTGTAGTCCTTCTGGCAGTTGTAACTCTGTGCCTGGACCCTTAATGACTGTGGACCACTCAAAGGGAACAACCGTGAGCCCTTGAGACTCTAGTCCTTGATTCTTCACCGACCAGCAACTCATGGAACGGGCTGTAATGTTGCCCCACGTATCATCAAGCGTGAAGTAGATAACACGCTTGCCGTCTTGTGCCACTTCCGTTGCAATGTGTACTGCTAAGGAAGACTTACCAGCGGACGCTACACCACCTAAAATCGTGAGTCCTGGCATAAGACCACCAGATAATGCATCATCAGCGATAGTGTGCGTCTTGAGTGGCTCTTTAGCTGCAAGATAGCACTCAACGTCCCAGCCATACTTTGGGCGGTTCAGCCGGCGCAAATATTCAAATGTCATTTGCGCTCACCTTTGCCCTCATTGTTTTCCCAGTAGCTTGCAATACGCTCTTCTGGTGTGAGGTCATCAATAACTGCTCGCATCATCAAATCAAAATCAGGGTCAGTCTCATGGATATAATCGAGCGTGCAATCCTTCTGCATGGCGGTCGCCGAGCGTTTAGCGAAGGCGTAGACCGCCATGACTGAAAACTTTTCTTCTCCGTATACGTAACAAGTAAGAGAGAGATTCTTTAAGGAATCTCTCTTACTATCTGTATTCTGATGTGTATCGGTTTTTGCTTTATTTTTGATACACCCCTGTATCGGTTTCCTATGGGTTTTTGATACACCCTGTATCGGTTTTTCGATACACCTATCAACGAACCACCAAAATGTTCTGAGCGGTGTTTTACCGTCTGGTGTAGTGCCTACTGACACGATCAGTTCACGTTCTTCACAGTATTGAATGAATCGCTGTGCTGCTGGTACTGAACAATCACAAGCCTTAGCGATTGTACGAACTCCAAGCCTAAAGGACGGAATGTCTCCAATGTCTCTGATTTGCGAGTAACAGAAGAGGAGCATGGTTGCCCTTGCTCCTCTTGTCTTGTCACTGAAGTTCTCGATAATTCGTCCGAGATGGCACGCAGCTGTTGTGTCCAGCTTCGCCCATCCAAGACCGTCTGTGTAATCAGCCACGTGCCACCTCCTTTCTTACCTCATGGCTTCTAGAATGGAATATCCTCGTCTGCAAGCTCAACGGCAGGTGCAGGAGCGTCAATGACTGCATTAACTGCATTGTCACGTGCATCTTTGACTTCATCAGTTTCGTATGGCTCTGCGAATTTTTGGTCAAAGTTGCCTTCTACTGCGTCTTTGCCAGGGATGAATGCGTTGACATCAACAGCTGTCTTAATCTTGCCCTCACTGTTGACGTAAGAGCGATGGCGGATGACAACGCCCAGAAGCTTGCCAACGAGCGTCTGCTCTGCATCGTCTTTGTCCTCATAGACGAATGCCTTTGCACCCTTGCCCTGGGCAGTGTTCTCAACTGCTTCAGTGAGTGCCTTGTAACGCTGCTTACCAAACTCAGAATTGCCTGTGAAGTAGATGCGGAAAGAATGTCTCCAGTCATTGGAGGTGTCTGCAAGATCCTGTGCAAAGAGAAATGACTTAGTCTCCGCGTTCCAGATGTCGTAGACGAACTCAAGGTATGGCTTCTTCTCGTCTGTGTGGTCCTTAACACGTACAATTTTTGCAACGTATCCGCCAGGCTCAAGCATGGAAGAGCTACCACCGTTAGATGCGACTACCTTGTCAAAATTACCGAATGCCTTCATGATTTTCTCCTTAAAAATAGTGAATTAAATAAATAGGAAATTAAGCGAGTGGCTTCATATCCCAGTAAGCACGAATAGTGCTGTCAACCTCTTTGAGGTCGTTGTCAATTACGAGCTCATCAAACATACCCATAGGGGATTTGGCGGGCGTTGAGCCGTCTGTCTGTGTGATGAAGTGGTAGCCTGTGTCATCACGTTCGGTGATGAGAACGATTGGAAACATTCCCTCAATACAGAGCTGGTTGTCGAGCATCTTGCCAATCGTCTTAGGCTTCAATCTCCCTGCATCGTCATAATCAGGGTGCATAAAAAAGTAAACGATTGTGTTCTCGTTTGTGTTGTTTGCAGCTTCCAAGAGTTGCTCAAAGTCAACTGCCATTGATGTGAACTTGTCATAGCCTTTCTCATTGGCTTTAGCAAAGCTTTGGAATGCCATAAGGTAGTTCGCATCATCGACTACATATGCTTTAAGCTTGTTAGCCTTAAGAGACTGCTTCATCTGAGCGTAGGTTGGATGGTCTACTTTGCTCATCTTTCCACGGAAGGGGAGTGGCTTGCCAGCCACGTTAAAAATGCCAATCTCGCCAGGCTTAAAGTTCCTGAGACTGGTTGACTTACCTGTGCCAGAATGTCCTAGCACAAGAACTGATACTCCCATAATCTACTCCTTTCTAAAACTTGTATTCTTTCTCCGAATGACCTGCTTCGTGGTATTTGCCATGAAGTCCATTAGCTCTGACACACTCCATGAATGCTGGCATGCGTGACTCATAGACGCAGACATATTCGTGGTAGAACTCAACGTATTCTGTTCCAGGAGCTGTTGTGTGTTTCATGGTTGGCTTCCTTTGGTAGAAGTCCCATGCGGTCGAGTGGACCGCATGGAATTGAGCAGGTGTGTACGTATAGAGACCAAAGCAGACCGAGTCGAAGTCAATGCGCCATATTCTTATAAGACGCACATCTTCTGCGTTGGGCTCAACGTACTTAGTCGACTCTAGCTGCTTCATCTTGCTCAGCTGCTTCATCTAACTTAAAGCCAATGTTTGCTTCTTCCTTGGTTTGGTAATACCTGGATGCATGGTTGCAGTAAGGGCATCTGATACGCCAACCGTGTTCATCGTGTTCAAGATCAAAGGCAGTGCTGCCCCAACCTTCATTGAGACATCTTGGGCAAATCATTAGTACCGCTCCATGTAGCAGCCTTTGAAGCGTCTCCACTCAAGAATCAAGCCAATCGCATTAGCCTTTCTTGAACCGTCATATCCCAACGAGATACCTTCATCCTTAGCAAGTGCCTTGATCTCCTTCATCGTCATCTTTTCGAGACGCTCTCTGTCGGCTTGCTCTTTTGCCTTTGCATCCATTACTTCTCCTTTCTGACTAGATTGCTGGAGATGATGAATGCAAGTGCAGTCGTTCCAACTCCAGCTGCGACCGCAATAACTGCGTCATCTCCCGTTGCTGGTAAAGCTGCTTTCTTAGCCTTCTTTACCTTCTTGGCAGGTTTAGCTGGCTCAGGCTTAGACTGTGGATCCGGGTCAGACTCTTCTGGAGTAGGCTGTGGCTGTGGTCCTGGAGTTGGCTCTGGAGTCGGTGTTGGCTCTGGGGTAGGTGGAGTCTCCGGCTCAGTTGGCTGTGGACGATTGTCACCGTTACCGTTACCGCCAGAATCAGCTGCTACATAAGTCCAGACGCTAGAAGCTTGCTTCTCAGCTGAGTACAGCGTGATGGAGTTTTTAATGCGTGGATTCTTGGTTGTGCGGTAGATGAGGAAGTACTGCTCACCGTTAGCCATTGCATTGTGCAGGTTCAGTGTGAACGTGGAACCATTGATAGTTGGCTCATCAACCTGCACTGGCTGCCAGCCATAAGAGTCATCGATTGCCCCATATTCATCCATATGAACGCGGTAGAGCTTGAATGAACCTGGAACGTAAGAGCCCGCTTCAATGGAGTCTTCCAGGATGACATTGGTAAGGTTCATCTGGTTGACGTTAAGTCGCACCTTCCACTCGATAGTGTCAGCGTCTGTGTCAGCAACGCCCCACTTAGCAATGACCTCGCCTGTGAGGACGTTAGGACGCTCAGTGTGAACTGTGAAGCTTACAACTTGACCGGTAGAGGTCTGAACGATTCTCAACTCTTCATGATCTAGTCCGTTATCTTCACCAATCCATGTTGCTAGCCATATTGAACCCTTGATGTTGTCTTTGCCTTCAACGTAGTTGGTAAAGGTGACGTGACATGTCTGAGTGAGCGGGTTAATCTCTGCAACTGCGCAGACTTCTCCGTCTGGCGTGTAAAGGTTGAAACTCGAAGCTGCGTCATCTGGGAAGCGCAGGAAGGTTGGAAGCTCAATGTCGAATGAATCGCCGTTGTGCAACTCCTGTCCTGTGGCATCCCAGTTGATATTCATATAGAACTTGGAATGCAAGCCTACTGAGTTGACCGGTTGCTTCTCTAGGTTTGTTACCTGAAAGCTCGTGAGCTGGACTGGTACCGTCTGAGCCTGTGCAAATGCTGGCACAAATACCAGTACTGCAAATACACAAACAGCCAGCCATTGAAGAAGCCTCTTCATGGTTAAACCTTTCTATTAGGTTGTAAAAAATAGGGAATTTATGCGCTCATAACAAAAGCAATACCAGCGAGAATGCAGAAAATTAGAATAATTGTATCTTCAGCACCCGTGCGAGTCTCCTTTCTATTCGGTTTTGAAAATAGGGAATTAAATAAATCGGTATTTATTGCAGAAGCTCGTGACTTCCTGCAATCATTGCTGCGAGCGTCTCCAGCGTCATTGTGACGTATGTCTCGCCAAACGTTTTCTCGCCTGTGCCTTTGCGCTTATGAACCACTAAGCCGAACTCTGCGTCTGCGTTCCCGCGCTCTGTCTCGGCTTCTTGGAGCCACTTTGGCAGCTCCATACGCGTGCAGTTTTTGCACTCCACGACAACGGGAAGACCTCGGAAGAACACTCCTGCAATGTCTCCTCGGTCGTGTATGCCAGCTGTGGTTCTGCGCTCAATGTCAGCTCCGAGCCTTGCTGCGAGATACTCTGCTACTTGACGCTCAAACGCTGTGCCTTTCTGCTTCTGTTTGCTCAATCTTCCACCACCTCTGAGTCGCTCTGCTCATAGAAACAGCAACGTATGCTAGAGCCCTCAATTCTGTCTATCGTCTCTATTCCTCCGTACACGTCTCTAATCCGTCGCTCTGATTTATTTTTAATCCACTCTGCAAGCTCATTTTTGCTAGGGAAGAAATAAAGATTACCGCTGCAATCCTCTAAGGTGTATCCGAGCCTAGGCATCATCTCACCACCCTTGCGCCACAATGAGGGCAATACTTAGGTAAAAGCGCTGCTCCAGTTATCGTGTCCCACAGTGCGCCACAATTTCCGCAACTGCTTGTGTAATATGGCTGAGCGTCGATACCGTCATCCTCACGCTTAATATCTGCGGTACATGTAGGGTCGATAAGGTCAGCTAGACGGTTGAAGAAATCTTGATAGCTTGTGATTTCATTTATGGCAATAATATTGGTAATCTCGTTGAGTACAACTGCTGGGTACGGACTTACTTCTTCGATATTTTCTCCAGCTTCACACAACTTCTTTGCTACTTCTTGACGGTTAGTCATCGCTATCACCTAGGCTCTCTAACTGGTCGGCGATACGCCCTAATTCAACGTAAGGGCTAACACCTATCGAAGTAGCTTCATTTTCTAAGACGTATTTAATGCGCTGCGCAAGTGATTTAGTTGTTATATGCTCTTTGCGAGTTAGGAATTCTGCTGATGACAATATCTCAACGTTTCGCCCGTAAATGCGGAGGATAACTTTATTGATATCCAGCATATAGCCAATGACCTCGCACTTTATGTTATTGATATCGTACACCGTGTCACCAGGGCGAATAACCTCGCCGTCTTTATCAAGCGGTAGTTCAAGCATGTTTGACGTGTCGCAGAGGTCAATAATGCGGTCTTTAAGCGCTTTTAGATACTCTGTGTACTGCATAGCGTATGGCGCGCGACTACCAAACAAAAGTTTATAGAACGGCAAATCAGAGTCACCGTAACTTTTGATTCTCTCAATGGTTGCTTCGCGTTCTTGTTTAGTTAGCATTGTTGTTCCACTCTAATATTTGTGCACATGTAAAATTTATCTGCGTCGAAATATGGCATTGAGATAATCGCTGCCTTGCTCTCGTCGCTTAGGCTCTCCCACCATGCTTGACGGGCTGCTTTCTCGAGATATAAGAACCCGCCGGTAGTCTCATGTTCCGGATGTGCTGCCTTTTCGTCGTCTGTCATATACTCGCTATATTTCCAGGTAAGACAGTCTGACGGTATACTGCAAAGCAAGCCATAAGCTCGCGATTGCCGGAAGTCATTAAAAGTGATGTCTGTTTGATGATCAAAGAGACGAACTGTAGGTTCGGTTGTATTACAGTAGCCGGAGTTCCAGTTGCCGGAGTTACAGTTGCCGGAGTTCCAGTTGCCGGAGTTA